CATGCGCTTGTCCCCATCGCGCAGTGACCGATCAATGTTGTTGTATCTCTCTAAACAGATCGCTTCATGCACGGCAAGCCTTTTGTCAACATCCGCATCCATGATCACTCAGCAGCTGGTGCTTCTTTGACCAATTGCGCGTCTGCTTGCTCTTTGACCTTAACGATCAATGGCCAGACACCACTTGATGATGGTAATTGACCCAGAGTCTGCAAAATGAATTGCACTTCATTGACTTCAAGATTCAGATTCATGCTGCACTCCAAGGTGTGCCAGTAGCAGTAACAGGATTCTTCTGCAAAGCAATATTAGCCGCCAGAGCATCTTCTGTACTAGCCTTATCAACACCATTAGCCCATACCCATCCAAGGACTGTTTCTTGTGTTAGGTCTGCATAGGGAATCGTTGGTGTGCCATCAGCCCATGAGCAAGTTGAATAGATAGAGGCTGTATAGTCTCCATCTACTGCTGTGGCTTGCCAGTGGGCAGTTGTTACAAAGCCGTTTGAGGTTTCACGCTCAAGTGTTGAGATAGTCCATTGTGTAGTCATGATTTAGCCTTTAGTAATATATTGAAGAAGTGCAATTACATAGCCCAAGGTAAAACACACAAGGGGATGGCAAATTACTTTTTGAAAGTATGTTTTCATGTCAGTCCTTAAAGATTAGCAAAATTAAACTTCAATAGGGCTATAAGGTTGTGGAGATGTCTGAGTCCAAGCGTATGTGGCAATGCTCAAGTAATAAGCCTCATCCAATACTGTTGATGCTTGTGGGTCATTGGGTACTAGAGTTGTACGCCAGTAAGTTGACGAAATGACAACGCCATCTTTGAGAACATCGGTAGTCTTGCGAACACCAATGCAACCATTAGGTTGAATATCAAACTGAGAGATGTAAACGACTTCGGTAAATGTGGACATGATTTTCCTTAAACTTGATACGCAAAATTAAAGTTAACAGCAGAAGTTGCCGCCATTGAAGATGGTGAAAAAACAGTTAAGTTAGATGCTAAAGCTATTATTCCAGCAGATGTTGCACTGTTAATTGCCACTCCAGGTTGTTGTGGAGTAGTAATAGCTGCAAAAGGTAGATTTGTGCATATAGTTGCACCTGAGCTAAATGCAATGGTTGTACTTCCAGCTACTACAAAAGACACATACACCATGCGCCCAATTTTTGTGTAATTACCACTTGAACTAAAAGTGCCAACAACTGTTAAGCCACCACCCTGATTAGGTGTCCAAGTCCCTTCCTCATAGTCATCCAACGTATTAGCGTTTGATGATGCTGATTGAGTTGCGGGGAATGTGATGCCATTTGATACTTGAAGAACACCACCGCCTGATACAGCACTCGTAGTCCCCACCAGCAACTCCCCGCCGGAAGTGATACGGGCGCGTTCGGACGCATTAGTTGTTGACGCATTTGCCGAAGTTCCAAACGCCATAATAGTTCCGCCACTAGAACCATCACGAGTCAACGAAACAAACCCGCCTTCAAAAGACCAGCCAGAAAGGCGATAAGCCAGCTTAGTTCCTGCGTTAGAACTATCAGAGGGATTATCAAGACGCAGAGTTTCTGATGTTGCGCCAGATGAACTTAGACTGCTATGTACTTTAGCCGCAGGCGAACTTGTACCAATACCCAACCCTGTTGAGGTGAGGCGCATTTGTTCTGAGTTGTTCTGACGAAATGAAATAGGATGGTTTGATACAGAGCCAAGCCAAGAAACGCCAGTATCCGTTCCGATGCCAGTCCAAATTGTTGTGCCGCCTGTATCGCCTTTGACGCTTAAATAGTTGGAAACACCAGTAGTAGTTAGCAATCCTGTTTCACCACTTGTTGCAGAAACAGTTAATTTGCTTCCATCAAAAGTAAGCGCAGAGCCACTTGTCAGAACCTTTGAACCATTGAGATAGGTTACTCCGTTGGCTGTACCACCATTGTGTGTAACTGTGGAGGATGTAGTCAGCGTAGTAAAAGCACCAGTAGTAGCCGTAGTAGCACCCACAGTCATGCCATTGATTGTTCCACCTGTCAGAGTAGCACCGCTAGAAGCAAGTGTGTTTAGCGTAGCTGTAGAGGATGCACCAAGGGTTGTGAAGTTACCCGCAGCAGGGGTCACATTACCAATAATGCCTTGGAATGATGTTCCTGTAGCTGCGCCCAAAACTGGTGTCACCAATGTCGGAGTGTTTGCAAAGACCAAAGCACCAGTGCCTGTCTCGCCTGTAACTGCTGCTGCCAAGTTTGCTGATGATGGCGTGCCAAGGAATGTGGCCACACCAGTGCCAAAACTTGAAATGCCTGTGCCACCCTTTGCGACCTTTAGCACTGGGCCTGCATCAAACAATGCGTCAATTGAATCCAGATCGCTATTGATCTTTGTTCCCCAGGTATCAGTGGATGCACCGACTTCTGGTTTGGTCAACAATAGATTCGTTGTGGTTGTATCTGCCATTTTCTACCCCTATGCGGCTATTTGCCAAGTTTCGCTATTATCCGCAATTGCAGTCCAAGTTTCACTGCTGTCAGCAATTGCATCCCATGTTTCTGATGTGTCTGTGATCGGTGTCCAGGTCTCTGCATTGTCAGAGATCGCATCCCAAGTTTCTGCCGTGTCAGACTCTTGCACCCATTTTAGATTGCCGGCTATCGTCATGGATGACTGGCAAGTGAAATTGATTGGCGTGCTTTGTCTTCTCTGGCCGTTGATCGTCATGCCAGATTCGGCTGCAATCAGCACTGATCCGCGCAGCACCACCTTGGTGGCCACAGTCATCACACCAAAGTCTTCAATCAGGATTTGAATCAGTGGGACCCTGATGGCCGCCACAGACATGGCGCTTTCATCTACTGATGTGAATGCACCAATGGCCACCCTGATGGCCGCAAAGCTGGCGCTAGAGCTTGCCGCAAGTGTCGATGCACCTATGGCATAGCGCACCGCATTTGCGGCCATGGTGCTGGCGCTTGTGGCCGTTGCCGCGCCAATGGCAATGCGCTGTGCAGCAGCTGTGGCAGTGCTAGACGCTGAAACAGAGAATGATGCCGTCTTGACTACATTGGCGCTGACAGTCTCTGTGCTAGAGGCTGAAACAGAAAACGCGCCTATGCAGACGCGCTGTCCATTGATTGCAGCCGTGCTGGTGGCTGCAAGGGTAACTGCCCCAAGGCTTACGCCATAGGAATAATTCCCTTGTCCATACGGGCCAAGACCATAGGCTGCCATGTCATGTCAATGTGACATCAAGGTCGCCAGCTGGAATGCGCAGCACATCGCCATCATTGATGGTGCGTGCAGTTGATAGCGCTGCCCAGGCTAATAGATTGCCACTGGTACTTGCATCAAAAATGCCAGCCCAGCCAATTGATCCCCAGTTTCCACCACTGGCAGCTGCAAACTCGATGGCTGCTGCGTTTGTTGCGTTTGTGGGGCTTGTGCCTGAGACGGTGATCGTGCCAGTCACCACCCGCGCATAGGCATTGCCAGACACCTCAGTGCCGCCACCAGTGTCACTCGGTGCAGCCGTGAATAGGCCAACATACCAAGCTGTGGGGCGTGTGGCCGTGTTCGTTGTGAGTAGAAAATTTAAAACTAGGTTTTCGGTGTAGTCGGTAAAAGATGACATATCAGTCCTTATCCAAAAGTCTTCGCACGGGTCAGCAATGCACCACCAGAAGATGCACTTCGATCATCGGCAGTTTGTGAATCATTCAAGGCTCGCTCATAGAGTGTCGCCCACACTTGGATTCTCGCATCATCTTGCAAGTATGGTGCAGCCTGGAGCAATGCTCCATACAGATAAATGTCGGGGTTTGATGTCAAAAGCCAATTAGTCGTGTTGCTAGTTGATAACTTTGACAATTTTGCATAATAGGTCAGCTCGGTGGTGTAGGTGGCATCAGGTGTTGGGACAATGCGGAATTGGCCACCAACAATGCCAAAGAATTTGGGCTTGCCGCTGGCCGTGTACTTGGTCATCTCATTGTCCAAGGCATCAATGCTCAAAAACGACAATGGGGTTTGTGGGTTTGTGCTTGTGAGCTTGAGGGATTTGACCTCCAAGAAGTCAGCAGGCACAGCGCCATATTGCGCATCAAAAGACGCATTGGCCCTGACAATCATCTGCCTGGTGCGCAGTGTGCGTTCAATTTGTGCCTCGGCCAGAGAGATAAAGTCAGGAATGACAGCAGTCAGGTCGGCTCGGTTAAGCCAGTCGCCAATGGATGTCTTTAATTCCGCGTATGTAGTCAGTGCCATTATTGGGCCTCTTTTTCCATTTCCTCTTTCACAATCCAAGTGTGTTCATGGCGAAATTCAAAAGTGCCAATGTGGCCAATTTCCTTTGAGACATCATGGTCGATGTAGACCTTGTAACCTAGCTCTTGAGCTTTCTTACAAAAAAACACATCCTCACCCATGTAGCCCCTGGTGGTCTGCCACGGCATATCAAACCATGGCTCACTCATGCCCTCAAACACCTCGCGCTTAATCAGCATTATGCCCGTTCCAATGCTTCCCACCTCTTCGATTCCAGTGGATTCTGGCATGGTGTAGACCGCCTGGCGCTTGCCGTTCTCATCATAGTTCTGGGCAG